CCGTCACCTTGTCACCCTGTCACCCCGTCACCCTGTCACCTTGTCACCCTGTCACGCCCTCCACCGCCTCCCGCAGCGCATCACCCATCTCCTGCACCGCGGCATCCGCATTCTCGTCGAACGCCGGCCGCAAATAGGGCCTGGCGACCTGCGTCACCGCATGGGCAAACACATCCTGGCCCGTCTCCCGATCCACCCAATGCAGCATCTTCGCCTTCTTCGGCGTGATCGTCCCGCCGAACTCCACCTGCGCCGCATACACCAGGTCAGTCCCTACCGTCGCCTCGGCGTAGTTTCGCCGCTGCTCTATGATCTCCGTATGAATCGAGCGGCGCAGCGTCCCAGTTCGGTATGGCGCCTTCTCCTTCGCCGCATTCTGCACCAGCAGCGCCCCAGCGCGTACCGCCGCTTCCAGTTTCGCGCCGGCCGCCGCATCGCTCAGCGCCGCCAGCTTCGCCGCCAACTCCCGGTCCCCAATCACCTCCACGCGCGCTTGATCAGCCATTGGTCGCCGTCACCCGCTTCATTCCCAGCCAGGTCGTCATACCCTGCCCGTCGCTCCGCACCCCGGTAATGTCGTAAACCATCCCGTCCACCACCGCCCGCATCGCCGGCGTGACGGTCGGATAATAACCCGCCAGCGCCGCCACGTGCGTCGTCTCCTCCACCACCAGCCCCAGCCGCCGCGTCTCCCGCTCGCCCGCCGGCGACAACCGGCACATCAGTTCGGCATGATCCGCCAGGTCGCTCCAGATCGGCGTCGGCTCGCCGTAGCTATCCTGGGCCAACGTCGCCGTCTGGATCGTGCAAACGCTCGGATAGAACACCCTCAAGGCAGCCAACATCCGTGCCGAAATCACCACTCGTCTCGTCTCCTAACGCACCATTAGCCAACCTACACCGGCGAGATGCGCACCCGCCCCTCATAGATCGCGATCCCCTCCGACGACGTTGGCAGCGCGCTCGCCCGCAGCAGCCCGTACACCAGACTGTCCACCTGGTCATCGAAGGCCCCGTTCGGGAACGCCAACAGCTCCGTCTCCGCCTCGTCCAGCCCGGGTCCCAGCACGAAATGCACCATCCCCGCCTCGAAGAAGCGCGTGACCGTGTGCGCCCGTGCCACTTTGTCACCTTGCGGCTCGATCCCGATCAACGGAATCCCCTCCGCCTGCAATTGCTGCCGCAGCGAAATTCCGCTTACCTTCGCCTCGACCACGTGGTCCGCGTCGGGAAAACGCCGGACCTGCTCCCGCGCCGCTCGCACCAACTCAGGGAACCCCAGGTGGGCATGGATCAACAACTGAGCATAGAAATGGCCGTCCAGCCCCTGCCCCACCCGCCACGCCGACGAAAAGTCGTTCTCCCGGCCCTTCTCGAGCGCCGTATCCCACGCCACCGTCTCGTACTGGCATACCGGCCAGGCGTCCACGTACCGGAACCAGTCGCGCTTGAAGATATTGCCCTCGTCGGGTCGTGGCTCCTGGTCGTACAGCGCCGTCCAATCCCGGCTGCCGATGCTCGCCTTGATCTGCAACAACGCGCCCACTGGATAGCGTGCTGGATCCAACGCCTCCCCAGGCTGCCGCCCTAACGGGTCTTCTGCCTCCCCTGGCTTCGCCAATGCGATAGCTGGCAGACTCACCACCTGCCACTGATCGGCAGCTGGTTCCTCCCGCGCCCGCTGCAACAGCCGCCCCGCCAGGTCGTCCTCGTGCCACCTGGTCATGCACAGCACGATCCGCCCCGCTGGCTCCAACCGGGTGCGCAGTGTCGAGGTGTACCAGTCCCACGTCCGCTTACGCAGCGTCGCGCTGTCCGCCTCCTGCCGATTCTTGACGGGATCGTCCACGATCACCAACTGCCCGCCCTTCCCCGTCAGCGGCCCCCCCACTCCCTGGGCCTGGAGGCCGCCCCGATGCCCGGCGATCCGCCAGCGTTCCATGCTTCGGCTATCCCGCGCCAGCTCCACCGGATCATCCACCGTCGCCAACCGGCCGAACACCCGGCTGAACTCCTCACTCGCGAGAACACTGCGCGCCTCTGCGCTCTTTTCCCAACTGAGATCGGCGCCGTAGCTGGCATAGAGCAGCGGCCAATCGGGATGCCGACCCAAGACCCACGCCATGAACCGGATCAGCAGCTCCGTCTTCCCCGTGCGCGGCGGCAGGAAGATCATCAGTCGCTCGATCTCCCCCCGCTCTACCGCTTCCAGCTTGGCCGCCACGAACCGATGGACGCGCCCTGGGCGATATTGTGGGAATGTAAACGTGCAAAAGTCAATCAGCCGGCGCCGCGCCCGCTCCGCCTGCACCGCCTGCCAGCCGTCGGCCGAGGCGATCCAGCTCGTCAAGCTCTTCGTCCGTGAGTTCGCCGAGGTCATACTGCACCACACTCGCCTCCGCGCTCGCGCTCACCTGCAGCCCCTTTGGATTGTAGTCCCCCGTCATCTCCAGGAACATCCGGCGATCCCGATGCGCGTCGGGATCAGGCGTCTTCGCCACAGCCACCAACGCCTCGATCACATCGCGCCGGTGGCGCAGCAGCGGCTCCACCTGCAACGTGGCGACCCGCTCATCAATCTTCGGTCGCCGCTCGCGCCACTTGCGGATCGTCCGGTCGTTGTGCAGCCCCAACACCTGCGTCGCCAGGTCGCTCAAGCGCGCCGGCCACCGCCGATCAGCCGGACTGGCCGCCCACGCGATGTACGCCGCCACCCGCCACGTCCAGCCCTCGGCCCGCAACTGTTGGTACTCGTCCCACCAGCTACAGAATGGCTCGTCGGACTTTGCCGGATCGGGGGCCGGCCGCGTCATTGTCTTCCAACGCGCGTACGCGCTCCGGCTCTCTGCCTGCCCAGGCGTCTGCGGCGAGGCGGGGAACGCCCCTACGTCGCCTGGCTCCGGCGTCGTCGGCCTGGCTGCATCCTCGCCCACTACAACACCCCGCGCAGCGCCTGTGCGATCAGTCGCTCCCGCGCCGCAAAGGTCGTCGGCGTCATCTCCGCCCAGTCGAACGCGCCGCCATCCTCGGCCGCCTCCTCCGCGTCCGCCTGGCTGCGCAGCCGCTCTGCCCGCGCCAACAGCGCCTCGCTCACTTTCGCGCCATCCGTTTGCAGATCCAACAGCCGGATCACCTTCAGCGTCAACGCCTGGTCGCTGGCGATCGTCTCCAGACCCAACGCCGCGGCGCGCTTGACGTTCTCACCCTCGGCCGCCAGCAGCGCCGCGATCTCGTCATCCTCGAACACGTACTCCGTCGCCGAGCGGTCAGGAATCAACAGCCTGACTCGCCCGGCGTTCGTCGTCGGGTCATACGTGAACATCGCCCTCGACTCCTAATGACATGACGGCTTAGCCGCCCTGACCCCTGACTCCTGCATCCTGAGCGGAGCGCAGTCGAAGGATTAGCTGCCCGACCCGTTGCTTGCGCACGTCATCTTCGGATCCATCCGCGCCCCGCCGAACACGTGGCGCACCTTATACTCCACGCTGTCGGTGTCGAAGTCGCCCGCCAGCGGATCGGCCGCCCCGCCGCCAGCCCGCACCGCGTTCGGCGCCTTGATGAAGACCTCCGGGTCCTCGTGCCCGCGCAGGAAGCCCAGTTCCAGCGCTGGCCGACCATTATTCGGGTCTGCGAACAGGAACCAGGACGTGGCGCCGTTCGAGCTGCTGGCCACCTGCGGGATATAGAAGTTCGTCACCGCCTGCACGATCCCCGCATTCTTGATCCAGTTGCCGACCACGATCTCCTGTGCGCTCGCCCCGCCGCCCGAGGTCTTGGCCCAGATCTGCACCGCGTTGAGAATGTTGAACGCCGTCACCTGAAGCTGCGGCGGCACCGCCAGGGTCATCGCCTCCACCATGATCGGCTCGCCGTCGCTATCGGTCTGCGTCAACAGGATCCCCATCGCTGTCTGCAACGCGGCCACGCTCAGCGCCGGATTGCTCGTCACGATGTTCGCGTTGCCGCTGGTGTACAGGCTGGCGTGCGGGCCGGTCGTACCCACGAATAGCTCCGTGGCAAATTTCTCCTCCGTGCGCCGTGCCGCCTTTCCCAACCGTTCCGGCAGCGTGCGAAACGCATCCAGGTCGTCGTTGATCAGCGTCTCCCAGCTCAGCGCGATCTGCCGGCCGTACTTCTTCACCTGATACGCGTACTCGCCATCGCTCAGGGCAGCGCGCTGGTACTCATGGCTCTCCGTCACCTGCTCCAGCGTCCCCTCGCCGCCGCTCAGATACTTGCGCTTCACCTGGCGGAAGTCGCGTACCACCGCCCGTTTGCAGTACGCCTTCCAGGAATACGGCGCCTCCTGGTAGTTCGCCAGCAGTTGCCGATCCAGGATGTCGCTGAACAGATACGGAAAGTCGCTCGTCGTCATCGCCTCCTGCAGATGGTACATCGGCCGCCGTCCGTCATACACGTCCGCCATGAAGGTCGCCGCGTCCGCCAGCCTCTTCAGGTATTGCGGCGACCGCGCGCGCGACCGCACCCCCATCCCATCGCCCCCGAACAGCCGGTCGATCGTCGCCTCTTCCGCCCGGATGCTCTCGATCAACTCCAAGAACTCTGCCATCTCTTGACCCTCCCCTTACACTCTTGTCGGAGTCCTCGACCTGTCGAGGACGTTTGCGCGCAAACACTACGCGCGCGTGTACTCCACCCAGATCGCCGTCAGATAGAGCGCATCCGTCGTGTGCGCTCCCGGCGTCAGCTCCACGCTCAGCGTCTGTGCAGCCGGCACGTCCGCCGCCGCGATGCTGATCGTGTACTCCGCAAAGGTTGTGCCGGTCACCGCGGCCGAATCATCTTCGACCTTCGTGTCCCCCTCGTCGAAGAAGCTGTCCGCGCTGATCACCGGCGTATTCGTCGCACCCGCCATCGCCGCCCGGAAGTGCACCTCCACCGCCGACGCCTCGTCCAAATCGGGCGGCAGCGCCACCTGGAACGTGATCGGGTCGCTGTTGCCCGCCGCCCAGGTCAACATCAGCGCCGAGTCCGTATCCCCGTTTTTCAGGTTCAGCGCCGGCGTCGTGTCGCTGGCCAGCAGGCCGCCGTTCGCCGCCGCGTTCGGGATCGCGTTCGAGGCCGTCTCGCGCACCTCCACCAGCGCCACCGGAATGAACCCCGTCTTCAACGTCGTGCTCAGCTTGGCCGCCGTCACTGCGGCGCTGGCGATCTTCGTGGTCGTCACCCCGCCCGTCGCCAGCGCGCCGGACCCAGGCGCTGGCATGTGCAGCACGTTGATCGTATCGGTCGCACCCGAGCTGATCGCCTCCAGCGCGATGCCAAAGAAGTAGCCGCTCACCTTCTTGCTGATCTTCGGCGTATCGGCATCCACGTAGAACAGCGCATCGCCCACAGCCACCGCCGAGTTCCCGCTGTCGTCCACGGCTGCCACGCTCAGGTCCCACACCGCCGGCCCGAAATCCACCGTAGTGTTCGTCGCCGCGTTGCCGCCCTCCCCCTCATCCGTCAGCGCCACGCCCGTCAGATAGCCGTAGCGCACCGGATCGCCGCTGGCCGGCGTCGTCGGCGAGCTGCACGCCACCGCCAACTTGTACCCCGGCGCATAGATCGAATTCGTTGCCATCTCCTTGCCTCCCTGTCATCTTGTCACCGTGTCACGGTCGTCCTTTGGCCGCCCGTCCCGCCGTGCTCTCCTTCAGTCCGATCCGCTGAAACGCATCCGCCATCTGCTTCTCCACCGCGGCCACGTCCACGTTCTCCTGCCCGCCGCCGTTGCCGCCCATGCCGACGATCCGGCCGCTGCCCGTCGCCCTGGCCAGATACTCCAGCTCCGCTGCCGCCGCCTCCTGCACCTGGCGGACGTAGGCGTCTCGATCCAACTGTCCGTCCTTCACGATCGGTTTGCCTACCGCCGCCGCCACCAGGCGCTCCCGCGTCGGCGCCGGCATCTCGATCTTCGCCAGCTCGTCCGCCGCTACGTCGCGCGCCTCACGCAACAGCAGCGCCTCCCGCAACCTGGCCGCCTCCTGTGCCAGGCGCGCCTTCTCGTCCCGGAGCTCCTTCAGTTCCTTTTCGTCCATCGCTCCCTCCTGACTCCTGCCTCCCCTGGCTTCGCCAGGACAGGCTGACTCCTGACTCCTGACTCCTGCCTCCTGCCGCGCCGCCTCGTACAACTCCATCACCCGCCCGCCGGCCCCCGGCTGCGTCACAAAGTCCACGCTGCGCCCCTTCACGATCTTCTCCACGATCGGCCCCTGCCGGCCTTCCGCCTCCCCCATCCGCACCTGCCCGCCGGCCACAATGCTCGCCCCGATGTGTGGCGCCAGCTCCTCCAGCACCGGCCGAAAGTCGCTGAACACCTTCGCATCGGCGTATAATCCAGGTCCGCCCGTCTGGGATTCCTCCCACCGCGCGTCGCTCACCAGCACCGCCGCCATCTCCCGCAGGCTCCGCTCCGGCCGCTCCGCCTCCTGGGTCGGCGTCGGGTGATCCACATACATGTGCATCCCCGCCTTGAACACCTGCGGCCCATCCCGCTGCAGCACCTCGGCCGGATAATACCCGCTCGCTCCCCAGCCTGGCGTAATCAATTTGACCCGCGCCGTCCCATCCCGCCGCACCGCCCGCTCGACGAGGGGCACGACCTCCCCGGTCAACTCTGACTCCCCTGGCTTCGCCAGCCTGTCCTGGCGAAGCCAGGGGACAGGCTGATCCCTGTCCCCCGACTCCTGCATCTCCTCTTGCCACTTCTCCGGCAACTGCGCCACGAACGCCTTCCCCTTCCGCTTCGCAATCGCGATGATCCGTCGCTTCAGCTCATCGGTCGAGTAGTTGTCTGGCCCCGCGCGACCGATGCTGGCCGCCGCGTCCGCCACGTCCCCCGGCCGCACGATCGGGAACGAACGGTTCTTGCCGGCGAAGTCCTCATCGGGGATCTTGTCCCGATCCACCCCGCCGCC